GCCAGCGCCATGCTGTAGTCTTCATAGGCCGTAAACTGGTCCGGCCGCGGCACACCCGGCATCTGCTTGAAGCGCGACCAACTCGGAGGCTCAGGCTCCGGTGCCGCCTGTGTCTCTGGCTCTGTCGGCGCTACAGCCGTAGATAATGCCTGGACTTTCGACTCGGCGGCATCGGCGCGTCGCTCGGCCTCGCGCTGTTTGGCGATGGCAGATTTGACGGCCTCGGTCGGGTCATTGCGACGTGTCCGCTTTTTCGGTGGCGCAGGCACCGCCTCGTCACCCGCCTCGACAGCCTCGACAGCCTCGACAGCGGGAGCGTCCTCAGACGGCGGCGGTGGATCATCCTGAAAGGCGATGGCGATTTGCTCCACCGTCTCGTGGTTCGAGTCGATGGTGATGTCGCCGTCGGTGACCTGCCCTGCGTCAGTCTTCATAGCACTCGCATCGAAAAAGGGGGGACCANCCGGGGAGCGGGTGTCGGCACGGGAATCAGCCGTGCCCGAGTGAAAACGTCAGTCTCTCGTGAAATAGAAATATCATATATTTCCGAAATAAGTCAATACCGGTCGTGACGCGACTATCACCGTCCTTCGTCGGGTGGCGTCAACTCAATCGCGAGCACGGATGCGTGCTCATCTTGCTCCGCAGACTGGGCCGAGGCCGATTCTTTTTGGAGCCCGTCGATCACCGCCATTTCCTCGCGGTGCTGATGCTCGGTCACGTCGTGCATCATCTTGGTCGCACTCGACTGCTCGGATTCCACGAGCCGCGTGTCTGATTTCAGCGTCGCCTCGGCCTCATCGGCTTTGATTTTCATCGCCGTGATGGTCAGTTCGGTCTCGTTCCGCATCCGTTCGATTTCGATCCGCATCCGCTCGATATCGAGCTTCGCCTGATTGTCCATTTGTGTCTGTTGTGTCTGGGCCTGGAGTTTCTGCGCGTCGGTCGCGAGCAATTGGGTTTTCTCGTCCAGCGCCTTCGTCAGTTGCTCGACCATTTGCCCCGACTCTTGGATCTGCTGCTGGAGCATCTGGGGGTCGGGACCATCGTCCTGGTCCTGGAGCGGCGGCGGCAACATCTTCTTGACACGCTCTGCGGCTTCGAGATGTCCGGGGAAATCACGGAATTTCAGGTAAATATCGCCCAAAATCGGGAACAGGCTCGGATTCGCCTCGAACAACTGGCCCATCTCGTCCGCACCCTCTTCGCGTCGGCTCTTGTAGCTGCGTCCGATACTGACGGTAATCCCGTACCGGCCTTTTCTCAGGTCGTAGAGTTCAATGGGCTTCTCGGCCGGTGGTGGCGGCATCTGGCCCATCGGGGGACCACCCGGTCCCATCGGGGATGCACCGAGCGGCATCGGGGGTGCCCCAGGCGGCAGTGGCGGACCACCGGGAGCCATGGGGAGACCGCCCGGACCCATCGGCGGCGCGCCAGAAGGCAGAAGAAGCGCAGCGCCGGGGTTCATCGGGGGTCCACCCGGACCCATCGGTGGCCCGCCACCGCCCATGGGACCGCCAGGACCCATCGACGGCGGTCCCGGTACGGAGATCGGGCGTTGTGTCTGCGGGTCACGCCGGAACGGCGCGTTCAGCATGACCGTTTTCGGTTCATCTTCCAGGTCGAGAATCCTGGCAATCCGCCCTGGGCGGTCGTAAATGTGAGGGATGAGGTCCAAGATCACCCGCGCCTCGTACGTCAGGCTGATCTCGGCCAGATTATCAATAAAATGACTGCTTCCGCTGTCATGCTGATTCTGGAGCGCGAGAATGGCTTTGCCGCTCTTGGCCGAGGTCGTTTGTTGTCCGAGGGCCGACTCGAAGGCCCCGGTCCCTTCGTGGATAAACTCGCGGGCCTGCTGCAAGAGCAACATGCTCGGTCCCAGTCGGGACGCATCGACTTGCGTCCGCTGTGGCGGGGGTGCGGCGGTCCCGTTCAGCGAGACGTTGCGGTATCGCATGTAGGGGAAGTTCCGCACGTTCGACAACTGCCATTCCTGCTCGTGGCCCTCTTCCTGGCCCTCGACCATCATGTACGGCGCCTTGGTCTCCAGGCTGGACATCTCGACGGCTGACGACGCGCTGTAATTCAGCAATCTGACCGCGTCTTTATTCGGCTCGATCATGCCGACGTAGCGGCGTTCCTGCTCAAACGGGATCAACTCGCGTCCGATCACGGGAATAATCGGGATATACCGTCCGTCCATCTCCTGTTTCGGTTCCAGTTCCTCGACGGCGTTAATCGTGCTCCAGTAGAGGGTCGGGGTGCTCTCGACCCGCTGTCTCGCCTCAGCCCCCTCGCGTGCGGTGCGTTCCTCGGGAATGTCGTCCTCATTCGACTCCGACCCGTCGTCCAGGAGCACTTTTTTCGAGGTGGTGTATTCCAAACGGTAGTATTCGGCCACGCGCACGGCACGGGATGCGCCCTCGTCGCCAGAGACCCAACTCGGTGTCGAGATCCCGACCGCCGAGAGTTCTTCCTCGCTGTAGGCGGCCATCTTGCTCTTGGGGAATCGCCGTTTATAGGTCTCCCACGGCATATCGTTGACCACGAAGGCCCACTCACCGTCTGAGCAGTCCGCTTCCTGGGCAAACGGGTCCAGGACGACGCTGCCCTGCTGGAGAATGCGCTTGATCGTGATCTTCTGGTCGTAGGGGTCGTCGCTGTCCGGGTCGGGCTCGGTGATGACGCGGTAATACCCGCGCCCGGCCTTCACGGCCCGTTCAAAGGCCCAGGACCGCGCCAAACCGGCACGGCTCTGCACCTCGATGCGCCGATAGAGCCCCTGGAGGACTTCGGCGGTCTCTTCCTCGGCGTCATCGCTCAACGGGTGAATAGCCACGCCCAGATGCGCGGATTTTTCGGCGTTCAGTACCAACTGGATGGGATGGTCGAGGCTGGGAATACTCAACATCGGCCGCTGCGGAATCGTCACCCCGCCGATAACTTGCGGTTGTCGCTGGTTTTTCACTTCGGTCGGCCAGCAGAACTCGGGTACCTGAAACCGCAACGCCTCGACCTCGCGTGTCCGCTGGTCCGCATCGGCATCCGATCCAAACTTGAACCGGTCCAACGCCTGTTGCATGTCAGTCGTCATGCGCCCATCCAATCGGTTAACGCGGCCGTCCCTCGTGAGAGACGCGACCGTTGCGCGGGTCGTGGCGGTGGTTGCATCGCATGTCGTCCGCTGATCACGAGATAGCGCGTGGCATCCATGAGGTGGTCGGCGACCTTCACAATACGCCCTTGTTCGTCGCGATGATACTTCCGAAACTCACTCCGCCAGTTGCTGAGATGTTCCTGCACGACGAGTCGCCCCGAGACCAGCAGATTCCACGTCTCGGTCAACCCGGCCTCGACGGCGTTCTGGGCCGGCTCCAGTCGTAGGCCCATCCGTCCGTAGATATCGATCAGGGCACGCCCGTCGATCTGACTGCTCCCCGAGCTTGCCGGGTCGATGACGCCGCGTATCCACGCACCGCGGGACTTGATCGCCTCGGCGTGACTCGCCGGTTCCCCCTGACCCCGGTAGTGCTCATCATAGAGCACAATCCGTCCCGATCCGGGATCTGTCGCGCCCCACAGCGCCGCCGTCCGGTTCCAGCCGACATCCATGGCGTAGGCACGCGGCCAGCTCTCGGGAATCGTCGCGGTCGGCACGAGAATCTCCCGCTCGGCAATCGGGTAAATCGCGCCCGACCCCAAACTCGGCTCGCCCTCGGTTCTCGCGGCAATCTGATACGGCGGCGTCGTCGCCATCAACGCCTCACGCTCAGCGGGGTCCAGGTGCGGCACATCACGCCACCCGGCCTGGATAAACGTCTTGAACTTGGCCGACTCAGGCGATTCCGGCTCCAGAAAGCCCTTCACGACCGCGCTCATCCCCTGGAGCGGCGTGAACGTCACCATGATGATGCCCTGCGTGGTGATCGTCCGATACAGCATCTCCGTATAGGAATCTTGCGGCGGCTCCTCGTCGCACCAGATGACGTGCTTCGCGGTCCCCTCGAACGACTGCCGGCCCTGCTCGTAACTCTTCAATCCGACGAGACTTAGCCCGCCGCTGACGTGCCGCACCTGTGCCCCTTCCAGGGCACCGGCCAGTCCTCTCGCGTTGATGGTCTTCTTGATCAGGTGGGCCGGAATCATCCCCGTCCCTGGAGCCTGGACACTCCCCAGCAGTTTCGCCTGGACAATGTCTCGCGTCGTCTGCGAGTTCGTCCCCACCGCCCAGCACTCCACGGGCTCGTCAAACCGTCGCCCGGTCCACCAGTGCGGGTACACCCCCGTCAGGTGACACGTCAGTTCGTACGATCCCGCCTCAGATTTCCCCACCCGGTTCGCGGCCATGAACAGCCGCTCCTTGGTATGCCCCGCCGCGAAGAAATCGAGATGTTTCTGGTACTTCGACCGCGACAGCGGCCCGTCGCCGTCCGGGTAGAACTGATTGAACCGTGACGTGGTGCGCCGTGTCGCTTCGTCCCGTAAGTCGTCCAGACGCAGCCGCTCGTCCAGCGTTAATTCCGACACTCTACATGACCCGCTTGGGATCACTCGGTGTCTCGGACGGTTCCTCGTACGATTCCGTCGGTTTCAACTTCTCCAGCAATCCCGCAAGCGAGGCCGACAATTCCGAATCGGACAACTGCGACGGTGTCGTCACTACGTCAATCTCCAGACTCTGACGCGCCTGCCCAAACATCCGATCCATGATCTGTCCGATCAGGGTCGCATTCGGCGCGACCGCCGACAACCGATACGCCTGATCTCCCGCATTCAGGCGCTCCACCATCACGTCCGGGTCCGTTACCGTCGTCCACCGACCCTGATCGTCTCGGGCCACCATATGCGTCACGCCCTGTGCCGACGCCAGTTGCGCCTGTACCAGCGTCTTAAACTGCTTGCTCACCTCCGCACGCCAGAGACTCAATAACTCGGCCCGCTCAGCCGTCGGTTTCGACACCTTACACCGGCCATTCGCCAGTGTCGTGCCCTTCGGACGGCCTCCCGCCGATGGCAGCTTTCCGTTCTTCATCATGCGAGACACTGTACCACACATTTATCACGACGAGTCATCGTCCATACACCTGTCAGTCAGGGTTCGCCCTTCTTTCGTCTACTTTTCGGCGACACCTTCTCCGAAAAGTCTCCTAACTCGCTCATCTATAAGACGTTCTCGCCGTTTTCCCGCTTTTCTCAGATTCGGACGACATTTCGTTGCACCAGGACGAGATTTCGTTGCACCAGGACGAGATTTCGCCCCAATCTGCACCGTTGTGGGTCGCTGCCTCCAGTAGACCCAGTAGACCCAGTAGACCCAGTAGGTGCCACCCCCCCAAGGCAACCAGGACGACTGGGGAGCAGGGTGTGAGTGGATACGAGCCCCGCTTGCTCCGGGGTGGGTCTGGGCATTCGCGATGAGGGCATGGGTGTACTAGTGATATTGGGATCGCGAAGTGCTTTCGGATCTGAATTGAATTTGGTTTGAAAAAGAATCCGGTTTCGGAGGGTTTTAGGTCAAGCGCCCAAGGTTTCCAACTAATGCGGCCGGATGACCTATTACGTAGCAGGCGCGAATAATCGCCACCAATCTCCATATTCCTATTGTATATGCCAGGCTTGTATGCTACTCTTAAGGATATCAAGGGTCGATGACGGCCAAGAAAGGCAGTGACCATGACAGGCACCAAGTATAACGGATGGGCCAACTATGAGACTTGGAACGTCTCACTGTGGATCGGCAATGACGAGGAGCTGTACGAAAGCGCGAAAGAAGCCGGCACGTATGCACGCTTCTGTGACCTGTTGCACGACCGGGCTGACCCGCGCAACTACGACACTTGGGCTTCACGCCGGGCCGCGTACCGTATCACCCTCGAAACACCGGACGGAGTGTCCTGGAACGATAGCGGCCTTGACGTTATCGCCTTAGACAAGATGATCACAGAGCTGTAGCACTGGCTAGATCATAACCGGCAGCCCGCAAGACAGAAAACTCCAAAACAACAAGGTAGGCACGCACCCGAACCCACCCAGAAGGAGAACCAGATCATGATCTACACCGACGGACAGGCAGCAGGGTATCGCGGCAACGCGGGAGACTGCGCGTGTCGAGCGATAGCCGTAGCCGCCCAACTGCCGTACCAAGCTGCGTACCACATCATCAACGCGGCAGCGGCACGCGAACGTGTCACGGCGCGCCGACGGAGCCGTTCGAGTGCCCGGGGTGGCATCTACGGGACCACCATGCGAACAGTCCTGCAGGATCTGGGCTGGACGTGGGTACCCACAATGCAGATCGGATCGGGTTGCACCGTCCACTTGCGGCCGGCCGAACTGCCATCTGGTCGCATCATCGTGCGGCTCAGCAAGCATTACACCTGCATGGTTGACGGGATCATCCACGATACGCACGATCCGAGTCGGAACGGGACGCGCTGCGTCTACGGATACTGGACACAGAATTAGAAGGAGAACCAGATCATG